TTCTTTTCTTCTCTTTTTTTTCTTCTCTTTCTTTTTTTCTTTCTATTTTTTCCATGAACACAATATTATGTTCATTCCAATTCTCTTCTGGCCAAACTACTTTAAGAACTCTTTCTAACGGTGCATAAATTTGCACATCCCAATAATACTCTCTATCCCACTCGCCATTAAAATTTTCTAATAAAACTGACTCACTTTTATTTTTAGAATTTGTTACAATATAAAAGATACGATTACTCCATGAATTTTTTTCTTCTTTAGAGTCTAACATTAAACCTTTTTTAATTTGCTCTTCTGCTAATCTTACATGTATTGGCTTGTTTTTATATGAATTTATTGGCTTAGATATTTTAGTAGTTATGACAATGTCTTCTGGTTTTATTTCATCAGAAGTTAAAACATATTCTTTAAGATCTGCTAGCCATTTTTTTATAAAAATAAGATCTTTTTCTTCATTAATTATTAAATTTATGAGTTCTAAAAATTTTTTTCTAGCAAGAGGTGTTGTATTTTTTTTGATGTCTTCAGTACCTCTAGAAAAAAACTTATCTATTTTTTTTCCATCCATCCATGATAACACTCCAACATATCTTTTTTTATCTAGCATTATCATTCTTCTAAACTTTTTTTCATATTCAAGATAAACAATGTTATCTCTTAGTTTTAATTTTTTTTCCAGAAAGTTTTTCAGTACTCTATTAATTTCATTACAAGAATATACTGCTTTCTCATCATCGTCTATAACAAGAAAAATAGAGTCAGTATCTGAATATATTGTAGTATAGCCAATTCTTTTTGCAATATATGTAACAGTCTTGTTTAAAAATTGACCAGTTAAAGTTATAGACTCTGCAACATTTTTGTTAAAATATCTAGAGTTTTTGTCAGCTGTCACTCCATACATTGAATTTGACATTTCTTTAATTACTTCTTGTGTAGCTCTTGCACTGTTGTAATCTCGAGTGCCAATCTCTAACTCGTCCATTTTCTTTTTATACTCTTTTCTTTGTTCTAATAACTTTTTAACTAAAACACTAATAAAACTATTAACATCTCTTCTGAAAAAATTATTGTTAGCAGTCTGAAAATGTAAATCCTCTGGATCTAATTTCTTCTTTTCTTCTTTTAAAAATTTATACCATTCTGAAAATTCTATTTCTTCTATTTTTTTATTTTTTTCTTCTAAGTACTTATTAAAATCTATATCTCCTTTTTTAGATAATTCTTCATTAAGCGAATCTATACCTATATTCCAGCCAACAATAACACTTGGATAAAGAGATTTAAAATCTTTTACTCTTACATTATTATAAACGCCAACTATTGGCTTTCTAACAAATCCACCTCTAATAAATATATTAGCATTCTTTTCTTTTTCTGAAAAAGCTGGTCTAGATGGCATATAGATGTTAGATTTGTGTGCTTCTCTGAGAATATAGTTATCTAATAATTCTCCAACATAAAAATGATTTAATAAAGTGCCAGTCCATTTACACTCTTTAATCATTAAATCAGTTGCTTTTGTTTTTTCATCTATTTTTTTAGTTAGCAAAACATCATTTATATTATACTCTCTAAAAGTATCAAAATTATTTTTATACAAATTTATTATAGAGCCATCAAATTTTATTTTTTGATGATTTGCAAAAACTTTACCAACTTCATCTAGACTAAAACCGCTAAGACCAAGAATACCCATAATTGGACTAAACAACTTTATTAGTCTTCTCATTAAATCTACATGAATTCTTTTGTTCCAGTTATATTGAATTCCATGCTTTTCTAGTCTGGCTTTTATATACGGCAAATCAAAATCTCTAGAGTTCCATCCGCATATTGCATCATATTCTTTAACTAGCTGTAAAAACTTATCTAAAACTTCTTTTTCTTTGCCGTGTTCAAAATAAACATTTCCTTTTTTGTCTGATGCTGCAAACGATAAAATTTTATCTCTTCCTATTTCTATTGTTTTTAAAGTGTCATCAGTTTCAATATCAAAATATAATAAGTCTATATTTTCATCCATTTCTAATTTTTTGTCTATTAGAAATCTTTTATACATACTAAGATCTGTTTCTAACGGCAAAACACCGATGCTTTTTAAAGAAGTTATTAGATTGAAAAAGTTATCTTTTCTTTCTACTTTATAATTATTTTTATCACAAAATACTTTATAATAATTTCCTGTCTTTTCTATATTTTTTACTGTTTTTGGATAATTTCTAAATATTCTTATTGCTTCATCATCATAATCAGTTGCATATATTGCAAAATGCCAATTAAAATTGTTTATTTTTCTTAGCTTCTTTTTTCCATCTTCTAGAGACTTGTATATTATATTTATAGTGTTTCCTTCGTCAAACGAAGTAATCACTTTTATATCATTCATTTGTTTTAGCTATTATATGCTTCTGCTATCTCTTTTGCATAATCGTCTACAGTCATATTGCTATAAGAAACTACATAACTTGGATGTTTTATTTTGTAAACATTTTCATAACCAATTTTTTTTACGTAATTATATGAAGCTGTTCCAAGGCATATAACTTTCTTAAGAAACGGTAATTGCAACTCATCAATCATTGCTTTTTCATTTTCTTTTTCAGACATTCCATATTTATATGCATTAGTAAGAATTATATTTTTTAAGTCTATTTTTCCTTTCTGAAAAGCTTCAAATAACATTAGACCTGGCGAATTGTTGCCAAATGGTATAAGAGGTGGCAATAGTTTATCGCCATACTTCTCTGCTACAAACAAAACTTCACCATCTAAATTTCCGACTGTTCTATACTCTCTAAATTTAAGGATTTCTGAAAGACTTCTTCTAGAAAATTGTTTTTTAATTTTTTCTGCTACACTGACAATACTATCTCCTATAGAATATCTATGAAAATTTAAAATACTATTGTCTATTGCTTCTTCATATTTGTTTAATATTGGCACAATTTCATTTTTGAAAGTATATATTTCATTATCTTTAATAAATCTTTCTTTTATTTTGTCCTCGGAATCTACAGTATATATGTTAAAAGAATTCAAAGAAGTTAACATCATTTCTATTAATCTGTATTGTCGTAAATCAAATCTAGATTTTCCTCTTTTTATCGGCCCATATACTTCTTCATCTAAATTAAATCTGTCTATAATCATTGGCTCTTTATAATGAGTCAAAGTATCTATGCACTCAATAAAAATATTTTCTTTTGGCTCAAGTCTACATATAACTGGAAAATAAAGAAGCTTAGATAACTCTCTAGCTAATGTACTTTTTCCAGTTTTATCACATCCAGCAATAGCTACAAACATTTTTTTATTTCGTTATATATTATTTCCGTGTATTTATTCATAGAAAGTTTTTCAATTGCGAAATTTCTAGATGTCAGCTTTAGCTGTTTTTTTATTATTTCATTGTCTATAATTTTTTCTGTTTTTTCTAACATTTGATAATAATCTTCAAATAAAACATAATCATAAAAAATTGGATAAAACATTTCTGGATAACAATATTTATTATACATTAAAGGAATTGTTTCTGCAGCCATTTGCTCAGTTATTGATAGACCACCCCAAGTAGCTGGATATGAATGATAACCAATTGTCATATCAGACATCCAACATGTTTCTAAATACTTTTCATGAGTCCAAGTTTTTTTGTTTATTTTTTTAATAAACGGCCATCTTTTTTTAAGACTATCTTGAGAAAACTTATTGCCAGGATCTGAGACAATCATTTGAAAATCTTTTCTTTTCTTATATAACTCAGAATATGCGTTAAACACATTTTCATAGTTAGTGTAATAACTTAGACGATGCATCCAACTTATGGTAAATTTATCAAATTTTTTGTCTGTCTTATATTTGTCTATTTTTCCAATATCTACAGTTTCAACTGCTATGCATTTTTTTCTTACTTTTTCTATGACTTCATTATTAAAAAATTCTTTGGCATTTGATAAAAATAGTTCTATTGCATAATTAGAATTAAACGATATAGATTCTGAATAAATTGCACCTTCAAATTGTCTAATAAAAAAATCAATTTCTTCTGGAACTTTTCTATCTAATTTGCCAGAAACCCAGTGATTTCTGCAAATTACTGGAAATATCTTTTTTTGTTTGTAATAAAGTAATGTTTTATATGATAACACTTTGCATGGATCATTTGTAAATACTAAATCTATAGAATAATCTTTTATTACTTTGCTTATTTCTCTAGAATCAAAAGTCATTCTATCTACAAATGGATTACCGAAATAATCGTAAGGTAATAAAACAATTCTATTTTTGAATTCGCTTAAATCTTCAGTGAATTTTTTTAAAACTTTACTTATCTTATCACTAGCATTCATTCCAGCTATCTTTTTCGGAGTAGGCACTAAAATTAAAAAGATAATATCATTGTGATTTTTTAATATGTTTTTAATTGTAAAAGTCGCAACATTAGTATTAGAATCTGGAGTAAATAAAAACTCACCATCTTCTAGAGAGTTTAGCATGCTTAGTTGTAAATCATATAAAACGTTAATCATTTTTCTTTTGAAAATCTTTCCCAGACTATTTTAGACTTTTTGATAAATGAATCTTCAATTTCTTTTTCTGAGATGTTCCAGATTACACACAAATTAAGCAAATACTTAAAACAATCTATTATCTCTTCTTTAATCTCTTCTTTGTTAGTTTTTTTGTTTAGATTTCTATGAAGTTTCCAATTTGTAGTATCTAAAACTTCATCTACTTCTTTATGAAGACATAAAACTGTTTCTTTAGTCAAGATAACTTTCTCTTTTTCGTCTATTTTTTCAGGAGAGTAAAAGTTTCTTTGAAACTTTTTTTGCTCTTCTAACATTTCTGATAAGTTCATATGTTTTTACCACCATTTTTCAACTTTCTCATTGTTAGAATCTTTCATGTTTCCAGAAAAAATAACAAACATATCTATCATTGTCCAAACAAAAGCGACTGGAAAAAGAAAAACTAGAGTAGCTAACAACAGAAAGCCAGATGTAGTTCTGCCTAAATAAAATCTATGAGAACCAAAAACGCCAAGACATGTTGCTAAAAGAAATGCTACTAATCTACTTTTATTGCTCATATGTTTTTGTTAAATTTATAATGTTTTCTCCTTTTAAATAATATCTTCTTCTTTTGTTTCTCATTAAAGCAATTGCTTTAAATTTTTTGCTTTCATTGTTTAAAATGTCATCCATTATTAACTTTTGTAAAGTTGGCTCATTTTTAGCAAATGGCAAAAATTTTAAAGCTTCTCTAATAGAATACATTTTTTCTGGTTCAATGTTATTAGTAGTCATAATTATTTTTAAGATAATATATTCCGGCTGCTAATCCTCCCAAATCTAGCTCTTTAGATGAAGATTTAATATAATTTTTGTTAATCAAAAAGTCTTTAAGAGATTTTTTCACTGTGTCTGGCTCTATCTTTTTATTTTTTGCAATGTCTGATATGATAGCATGCATTTGTCTGAACAGTCTAGCTCTTGTTTCTTTTTCTGTTTCATTAATCATTTCTGTTATCTCTTCTTTTATATTTCCATCTTCATCAGTAGTTTTAAGCAAGATAAGCATAATCTCTGTGCCTTTTTTAACAGTGGCTAAAAATTTATACATCTCTTCTTGATTTCTTTCATCAATAGTAAAAGATAACTTGTGCTGGCTAACTGCGTCTGGACCATTGTGTTTATCATATTGTGCAATAAGTGTGTGCATATTTTTTTAAGAGCCGGCGAAAAAGATATCTCACCGGCTCTTAGATGTTCTAAAATTCTTCTTCTTCGTCAAACTCTTCTTCTCCTGCGAACTTAACTTCTTTTGTCTTAGTCTCTTTGACTTCTTCTTTTTCAACAGTGTCTAAGTTTACTACAGGCACTTCTGCTTCTCTTTTTACTCCTTCTATTTCTGCTTTTACTGAATTAGCAATTTTAACAATGCTTTCAAAGTTTACTTCTTTTTCATTTTTGAGCAAGAGTGGCGCAATAGCAGCTGCAATATGATAAGCTTGAATAATTGCATAATTGCTATTATTACTTTGTTTAGAATAACCACCTGCTGCTTTTTTAGCTGGATTTTTTAAATTGTAATACGTTACATCAAATCCATCTTTATCTTTTCCTTCTTTTACATTAACTTCTACAGACACTTCAGAACCAATTTCCCAATTTTTAGTCCAATCGCTTTCTGTCTTATCACCAAACGCTGTCATTTTACGGCCATTCTCATCTAAAATAGTGACCATTGAATACACTTCGCCTTCTTTGAACTTTGACGGCATATCTTTTCTGCCGATTTTTTTAATTGTAATTTTTTCTATTGCCATATTTTTTTAGTTATTTACTTTGCTTTTTTTTACGACTTTTAATTTGTTTATAATTATATTATACCATAATTGTTAATATTTGTAAATAGCTAGATAATTTACATTTAAATAGTTATCTTATATTCAACATTTTTTCGTATAAATGACAATCACAATATGCTGGATGATAACCACTCGGATAGTCAAATTCTCCTCTATCTATTTTTTCTAAGATAATTTCTATTTCATAAAATATCATAGCTAAGTCTGTTTTTGTGCATTTTTGATTTAGCACTTGAATAACCTCGCCATTTCTTGTCTTTTCTTTAAACTTTTTGAGAAGAATAATGTATAATATTTCATCTGCTAATTCGCCATATTCTGAAAAAAACCAAAGATTATACAGAAAAGTTTGAATTTTAAAATTCATGTCTGTTGGGCACCATTTATTTTTGGCTGTTTTATACTCTACTATTTTTCCTTTTTTAGTTAATCTGTCTATTCTACCAGTCATAGGTCTAGAAGTTTTTTCACCAGTCAAAGGATTTATAAGATATCTTCTCAAATACACTTCAGACTTGCCTTCTTTTAGAGAATAAAGTTTATCAAGAGTATCATGAGAATCAAAATAGTTTTTTAACATCTCATTGCCAAGAGATAAATGATCTTTGTGAAGATCTCTTTCTTCTGGCAATAGCTTACTTTTGTCAAAGTGTTTTTCAAAAGCAGAGTATGGATCTTTATTTTCATACATCTCTTCTATGCCTTTATGAATTCCACCGCCAAATAACAAGTGTATTTGCTTCTGAGGCATTTCTATCTTTGCAATATACTTGTAATAAAATGAACGCGGACAGCTTATATAATCTGCTATCATCGTTGGACTGAATTTTTCTATTTTTTGTTCCATATTTTAAAATTCATTATACTTCTTACCGCACTCTCTTTGATAAAGATCTTTTAAATACTTCAACTGCTGCTCTGAGTATTTATCTTTGTCTGCTAAAACTTTTATTTTAGAGCCTATTACTTTAAGCCTTTCTAAAGAACTTGCTTTAAGAATAGCATTAATTTCTTTGACTATAGCTTCAAACTCTTTAGTTCCTGGCATCAAAACTGTTTCCTTTGAATTAGAATCTTCAAAATCTGGAGATTCTTCTTCAGAAAAGATAGAAGTGTAAAGATTAAGATGTTCAAGAACTGCAATGTCAAATGCTCTTTTTTCTGCCATTTTTCTTAAATACGCTCTACCTCTATTTGGAGCACTTTTAACATTTGCTTCACCAGTTATAGTTATTTCTCTCTCTTCATTATGCACACATCCGCCATCTTTTCCTTCTTTAGCATTACAATGAATCGTTACTCTAACAATGTGCTCAAGCTCATTACGATAATCTGGCACAATAGTTGCAGATTCTTCAACACCAAAATTCATGCTTATGCCTGCTTTTCTAGCAATAGTTTTAATAGCATCATGAGTAAGAATATACTTTCCTGCTTTTGCTAAAAACCAGCATTGATCTTCATTAATAATATCTGATACTTTAACTACATTTCCTTCTTTGTCTAAAAAAGTAGAAGCTGCTAACTTTTCTTTAATCTCTTTAACTTTTTTTTCTTTCTCTATCTTTTGCTCTTTTGCTTTACTAACTTTCTCTTCTACTTTACTGTCTTTTTCTTCTGTTTTCTTTGTTTTCATATTATTTTTCTACATAAATTAGAAGGCACAAAAAGATGAATTTTGTCTTCGTCTAATAAAGATTTATATTCATAGACGTAGCCATCTTTTTGCAACTCTCTAATTGTGTCAGATTTAATTATATATGTAGTGTTAATATCTGCATCAATTATTTTTATAGTGGTATTAAACTTGAAAAATATTTTTTCGAAGTCTTCTTTTCTTCCTACGTTCCAACAGCCATCCCATGTTTTTCTGCCATTTTTATCTTTGTCAAACAGTCTCATTTTATATTTGCCAGTACCTATAACGTAGTATACATTTTCATCTTCAAAATACTCTCCAACTTTTGATAGGGTGCCAGATTTGTTTGTTATTTCCCTAATAAAGGTAGATTTCATTTTTTTTTATTATTTATTATCTATTTTTATATTATACCACATGTATGAAAAAAAGTAAATAGCTACACTGCAAAGAACTCTTCAATGTCTTCTTCTATCTCTTCTTCTATCTTAATATCATTAGTTATTTCTTTAACTGTCTCTGTTTTTAATATTGTCTCATTCGAAAGAAGTCTTCTCTTTTTTCTTTTTTCTTGAGGTGATTCATCAATTCCTTCTAATCTTTCGCGATAAATACCAATCTTATTTTCAAATATTACATCAATGTCTATGCCTCCTTCACCCATACGATTTTTCTCAATAGTTAGTTTCAAATCGTCTAAGTCTTCTCTGTTTTTTTTATTATTCCAGATAGAAAGAATTATATCTGCTTCCTGTCTAATAGTAGAACTTTGTTTTGCATCATGCATCATTATTCTTTTTCTGTCTTTTTCTATATTATGAATATGAGAAATTAAAAGAATTGGTATTTTTAAGTCTGTTGCTAACTTTTTTAAAGTAGATACTGTTTGGCTAGTAGAATGAACAACATCTCTATTGTCTCTTACAAACTTTTGAAGATTATCTATTAAAACAAACTCAATGTCATACATTTTAACTGCTACTTTCAAAAGATCTATTAACTTTTCTGGCGTCAAATCTGCTTGTGGGCCAGAATAAAAGTACATCTGAAATTCTGAAAACTTCTCTTTAGTCTTTTCCCACTCTTCTTCACTTTCTCTGATTTCGTTTTCTTCTTTTTCTAATTCTGAACACATCATTCTTAAAATGTAATACATTATTTTTCCTTCAAGAAAAAAGCCTAAACATTTGTGTTCATTTTTCATAAATTCTCTGAGGATATTTAAAGAAAAAGTAGTTTTGCCTACTCCAGTATCACCAATCAAAACTATTAGATCTTCTTCTTTAAACCCTTTGAGATATGAGTTTGCTTTAGGAAACGGAATATTCAAGCCTGATAATGACCCTTCTTTTTCAAACCAGCGGTCTATGTTAGAGACATAGTCTTTTATACTAGAAATATTTTTTACATTGAAACTTTTAGCTTCTTTTATAAGATTATAAAAATCTTTTTTGCTGTGTTTTTCTAAGAGATATTCATTTATATCTTTAGTAGGAAGCATTATATTTTTACACTTTGATAATCCTAACTTTTCTGCTATTTTAATTGCACCATTTTGACCTGGAATATCTGAGTTTAAACAAATGTATATTTCTTTATATCTTAAAGTAAAAGGAATCCACTCTGGCGGAAAAGAAGATGCACCAACTGTTAGGCCAATTACATTTTTGACACCAAGAATAGTTGCAGCTATACAATCTGTTTCACCTTCTACTATCATTAATGTTTTTTTGCTAGAATCTAAAGAGTCTAAATTAAAAGGTATAGATGGCTGCCCAAACACTCGTTTAAATGATTTTTTTCTAAAATTTCTTGATTTAATATTCCAAAGTTTTCCATCTTTAATATGTGGTATTAAAATCCAATCATTATCTTCTAAGCCAATTCTAAACTTTTTTATTGTTTCTATGCTAAATCCTCTAGTTTTTGTAAGATATTCTAAAGCTTCTTTATTTTTTTCTAAATTTTTTTCTTTTTCTTCAAGTATTTTGATATCAAGAGGTTTTTTATTTTTAAACAAAGAACTAAAACTTGTAATATCTGAAATACCGCCTAACTTGGCTTCTAGCATATAAATGTTTCCGCTCTCACCACACACTTTACAATCCCATAATCCATTCTTTTCGTTATTTTCATAATTCATATAAAACTTCCAATTGTCATTACCACAAAAAGGACAGTTTTTTATAGAATACTGAGTGTTTGTTGCTTTTTGATATTCCCAGCTCATTTTGTTAATAACATCAAGCGCTTTGTTAGATTGCATGTTTAACATAAAAAGTGTAAGTTATTCCTCGAGAGATTAGTGCTATGCCTTGACTGGTGAATTATTTGCCTCTAGACAGTAAAATATACCACTATGCTGATTTAAGTCTCTTCTGGCGGCATTCAGGAGTAGTTTCTAATCTAATATCTTTTCCATCAAATCTCACTATCTCATAATATCCTAAAATTCTGCTTGCAATTCTGTCGTCAAATTTATCTGAAATCTCTTTTTCTGAGAGATTGCTAGTAAAGCCTGTCTTTCTATGCCAATCTGCTCTTTTTGAGATAATTCTGCGTATAATACTATTAGTGAAAGCAGTTTCACCTTTTGTGCCAAAATCATCAATAATTAAATATCCTGGATATTTTTCTACTTCTTCAAGAGAAAACATTGATTTTTTACCAAACTTAGAATCTTGTATGCTATCTATTAAAGTATCAAAATCTACAAGATAACAACTTTCTTCAATAAAATTAAGATATTTGTAAATTCCCCAAGCTGCAAAAGTTTTACCAGTTCCTGCTGGACCAGTTATAAAAAATCCTTTTTTGTCTGTCTTCCCGCATATTATATCTTTAAGATTTACTGGAAGATCAGAAAACTTTGATTTTCTATACTCTACTGGAATTGTTTCTATTACTCTAGATTTATATGCTTCTTCACTTACTTCTTGATTAAGAATTTCATTACCAAGAATATCAGTGCAGTTATTTATGCTAGGCAAGAAAGATAAATTAGACATGTTTATTTTTTTCTATTAGTTTGCCATTGCTATCTCTAGTATATGTGATAACTTTTATATTATCATATTTGCCTTCTGGAGCAATAACTTTGTTAAAATTACTTTTTTTTGTACTTGCTATAATTGCTTCTGCATGATAGTAAAGATACATAAAGCTTGTTGCTTTATCAGAATGCCAATCACTACTTTTTGCTCTTTCTATGAGACGTTTTACTAATTCTACATTATTTTTAGCTGGATATGATTTTTTAAACTTATTGAGTAAATGATTGCAAAATTGTCTATTCTTGTTAATAGTACCGTCTGGTAAGTGTCCAAACACTTTCTGGAAGTGAAAATGACAATCATTAATATCTGAACGACCAAAACTGTCTTCTTTCTTTTCTTCTTTGCCAGGAGACTGTTCTTCAATAAAAAGAAGCAATTGCTCATCGTTTGCGTTTGCTAAAACGCTATCTCTATCTTTAGATAGAGATATCTTGTTTATATCTGTATTGTTTATATCTGGTATGGACCGTATATTTTGATCATCCGAACCGTATATTTTGATCATCCGGTCTTCACTTTTTGAACAGCCGGCTTTTTCTATACTAATTACCTTAGAATTTGTGCATTCATATTCTTCTTTTATAGAGTACCACTTCGTATTATCAAGATTGCTTTTATTAAATGTTCCAGATATAATTATACCATCTTTTTCTAACTCATTTAGCCATCTTCTAATGCTAGATGCTTTCAAGTATGGGAATAATTTTTCAAATGCAATGCTAGAGTTATATGTCCAGTAATAATACTTACCGTCTATATATTTTTCTACATTTGTCTCATTTGCTTTGTTTTTGTCTAGCCAAAAACGCATATTATACAACAGAATTGCTTTTTCAATACTGTATTGCTTTGCTTCTATTGGGCAGAATGAGTGTGGTTTTATTCTTGTATCTTTCATAATAGTATGCAATAAAAAAGAGTTCTTTTCTTAATTTTGATGCTGTGCTACTAGACAGCTACTTACACTTAGCGCAATTAAGCATAAATAACATTTAGCCAGCATCAAAGTTAAAAATTGAACCCTAATGTTATTGCGCAGTTATCATTGTCAAAAAGTCTAGTTATGACAATATATTTATTTTAAAATATCATTCAAAAATAAAACCAGCCAATCATGCAACGGCACATCTAAGAGCCGTAAAGAGAGAATGCTCTCTAAGATATTGGCTGGTTTTATATTTAAACGATATTAAGTTGAGAGTAGATGTTTTTTGCATATCTCTTTCGCAGAAAAGAGTTTTTCTTATTCTGCTAATTCGTTATTTTCGAATTTATTCACAAATTCTTTGATTTTATCTGAAGATAAGAAATAACGCTTACCGCTTCTTTTTCCTTTAATTATCGGTTGAAATATATCCTTATAATCATTTGACACATACTTTAGGAGAGTTTTATATGTTTTAATCCAATATATGTCGTTGTTTTTCCAGACTTTATGAATAGAAACTAACTGTTTGCTTTCGTTTTCTGTAGCTATCATATTTTTTTTGTTATTTTTTATTCTTTTCGACTTTTGTATTTAGACGGCATTTTTTTATCTAAAAGTTCTAATCTTTTTCTAGCTGAGTTTTGCATAGATATCTTTCTTTTTTCTAAGTATTCTTTGTATTTCTTGCTGTTTTTATCAGATCTCCATCCTTTTTGCCAATTATGATATCTTCTACATTTCCAAGAAGGATCATACTCTAGCCAGTCTCTGCCACAGATTTGACACTTTTCTTTTGCTGTCATGTTCATATTATACCATATTATAACTTATTTGTACATAGTTTGATATATGTGCTAGTTTAATATATTGTTTATGTCTTTTTTTGATATTTTTACTTTTCTTACTCTTTCTTTATCGCCAAGAATATCTTCAGATAGTTTTTGTTTTTTCATGAGAACTTTGTAAACATATTCATCAATAGAGTTTAATGTTATAAGATTAAAGACTATGACACTATTTTTTTGGCCTATCCTATGTGCTCGACCTTCTCGTTGTTCCATTTTTGAAATGCTCCAAGGTAAGTCATAATGTATTATATAACTTGCTTTTTGCATGTTTAGCCCGTATGAGCCAGCTTCAGTCATTATCATTATTTTATTTTTTTCATTGCTTTGGAAATCATTTACATTTTGCTGTCTTTCTTCATTGTTTATTTTGCCAGATATTAAAAGAGGATTATATTGAGAAAGCTCTTTTTTTAGAATGTCAGCCATTTGTGAAAACTGAGTAAATATTATTGTTTTAGATTCATTGTGCAGAATATCTTTTAGCAACTCTTTTAAACTTTCTAATTTTGAAGATATTTTATGATTGCTTACTAACTCTAGACTATCAGTTGCTTGTTTTAATCTGACCATCTTTACAACTATATTAGATAAGTATTTATCATCTAGCACTTTTTCAATTTGATATTTTTCTAGATCTTTTTGAATTTCTTCTTTTATTGCTTCATATACTTCTTTTTCAGTTTGAGACATTTCTATATATATGTTTTCATATACTTTTTCTGGCAATTCATTTAATACTTCTACTTTTTTTCTTCTAATCATATTACTTTGCACTATGCTTTTTAATTCATTTAGATTTTTATAACTAATTATTTTTCTCCATCTGTCTTTTACGCAATATCTTTCTGTAAATTGCCAAAAACTACCAAGTAAGCCTGGTTTGCAAAAATCTATAATATTCCAAAGATCTTCAATTGCATTATTTAGAGGGGTGCCAGTTAAAGCAATTTTATAATCTGCTTTTATTTTTTTTATTTCTTTTGATTGCTTAGCTTTTGGGTTTGCTATTCTTGTTGCCTCATCAGCAATAATAAAATCCCATTTAATTTTTTTTATCTCTTTTATGTCTCTGATAAGAAGTTCATAATTTATAATTATGTAATTAGAATCTTCTTCTGTCCATTTTTTTTCTCTTTCTTTTTTATTTCCTGAAATTACTGTTATTTTTTTATTTGGAAACCATTTTTTTATTTCTTCTGACCAATTTAATTTTAATGTGCCAGGACATAGAATTAAAACTTTTTTTGCATTTTTTATATAAGTGCAACTTATGCTTTGTATAGATTTTCCAAGTCCTGGCTCATCACCTAAAAGAGCAGACTTTGCTACACATAAGAAGCCTGTGCCAATTTTTTGAAAGTTAAATAAGGGCAGATTTAGAGATTCAAGCTTTTCTTTTTCTTTTTTATTAAACTCGAAATTTAAAATATTCTGTATTTTTTGCTTTTTATGTTTTTCTTTAATGTATAGTTTTTTTATTTTTTCATCTATTTCAAATCCAAGAGGTTCTAGAGTTTCTACTACTTCTGACACATTTGACTTAGGTATAATCCACTCTTTGCTTTTTGAAGAAAATTTTCTGCTTCTCATTCCGCCAACTATTGCAACTAATGCAGCATCATAATTAAAAGAAATAGATATGAAATTATTTTTTTCCTTTATTTTCATTTTTATAAATTTACACAATATTATATTTAGTATATAATAATATAATAATAACTGTTTTAGTATAATGTCTAAAGAAATTGTTGAATCTTTTGAAAAAGAAGAGTTTAAACTTACTGATGTTCAAGAAGAGTATGTTCGTATTTATCACGAATATTTTGTATTAAAGTGGAGCTGGTTAGATCTTTGTTCTCATCATAATTGCAGCAAAATGAAAATATCTAATGCAATTAGATGGGTTATAGAAAATAGATTAGAAATACCTCCAGACTATCTTATAAAGGGCTCTGTAGATTCTATACAAGAACGTCTTAAACTTAATACTGCTTTGCTTGATGCAGAAGTTTCTAAAAAAAGATATAGAGATAACAATTTTATTATCTCATTAACTAGGGAGATAAGAGAAGATGAAAATGCAATATTTAAGTTGCAGTCTATTGTTGGAAAAGAGTATAATAAAGAAGAAAGATTGTCTGCTGCTCAAACTCTTAGTCTGATAAAAGAAGCAATAATTCAGCAGCAAGAAATATCAGAAGAAGAAAAGAAAGAAGTATTGCTAGACTAAATATATTTTACCATATTTTTATAAAAAAGTAAATAGATGTCTTTTAATAACAAAGAAATAGAAATTTTAACAAAATCATCTACAGATTTTACGTTTTTTGTTAACAACATTTTTTGTTTGTCAGAAAAAAATTTCATAGGCGGTGAGTATGTTGATTTTGTTTCTAATATGATAAGTAAAAACAAGAAGACTATCAGAGTGTCTGCACGTAATCATTTTAAATCATTTGCTTTTTATGCTCATTTTATGTGGAAACTTATGTTTGAAGGTTCAGTAAATGATTTAGAAGGTCATTATTTTTCATATAATGCAGATTTAGCATCTTATCATATATCAAAAATAAAAAAATGCATATCTGCAAATCCTTACTTTAAAGACATAATAGATGGTAAAACGACTGCAGAGTCAGTATTAAAATATAGTTGGGACGGCAAGCATTGGACAACAATGCATCCACATGGTCTTGTACAATTTAAAAGAGGAATACATTGTGATTTAACATATGTCGATGATCCATTTCAAGACCCAGAAAACGAATTGAATCAATCAGTTATTTTTAAAATTAATGAAATATTCAAATCAAATATCTTAGATATGCCAAAAGAGCCAGATGGAGAACTGCATTGTGCTGGTACGCCTCAGACTAATAATGATTTTTTCTTTGATCAGTCTATCACTAAAAGATTTGAAGTTTCTATTTTACCAGCTATTCAAAAAAATGAAATAACTGGTGAAGAATTTGCGTTATGGCCAGAATGGATGGACTTGAAAGAGTTGTATGAAAAAAGAGAAGAAAGAACAGCAAGAATTTTTAGTAAAGAATATTTATGCACACCAGTATATTCAACTAAAGGCTTCTTTGATAAAGATACTTTGAAAAACAAAATAGTAAACAATGATTTAGTTTTGTATAATGCACACAAAAAATATGTTATTTCTAACGACGTTATAGCAGGTTTTGATATTGGCAAAAAAACTCACCCTTCTCATTTGTCAGTTTTTGAAAGAAGAGACAATAAGCTAGTGATGATACATGAAAAGTGGATGGACGGCTGGAATTATTCAAATGGAAAAGAATACTATGATTATTCTCCAACACAGATAGAGTATATTAAAATGTGTATTAAAAATTTTAATATTCGTGAGCTCAGATATGATAATACAAGAGGAGAGTTTGAATCATTAGATGAGCAAGGCTTGCTCCCAAGACAAATGACACCAGTCGTTTTTAGCTCTAAATTAAAATCAAGTTGCTCAGTTTCTTTTGATAAATTAGTAGAACGCTCTCAGTTAGAAATACCAAATAATGATAGACTAATCAATCAAATATGTGCAGTCATGTCTGATCTTCAAGCAATTCAGTCTACTGAAGGTCATGGTGATGCTTTTTGGAGTATAGCGTTAGCAATATCATGCGCACCAGATTTAGCAGGTTTTTATACAGACGAAGTTCAATCTAGAAATAGATATGAAATAAAAACAGGTTCACGTTCTATTTTTGAAGATGGCATGAGAGTGCCAAAGGGCTGGTAGACGTAAACAGTTTTCATTAAATATCATACTAGATTTATTTTTTGTTTTTATAATTATCCATAATTCTTTCTAACATTTGCTCGTTAAAAAACTCTAATTTTTCTAGATCATTGTCTTGTTTATTCTTGCCTAAATTATATCCAATAGAAATAGCATTTACTATTGCAACAATAAAGGTAATGATGAGGATAACTTCAATCATATGTTTAAGATTATCTTCGCCCAAAACCACATCCAGCTGGCAATTAAAATGGCAACCGCGATGAG